ACAAGTATTCGCATTTAAGTATTTTGGCAAAAGGTAGCGTTAAAGTCATAACTGACGATGGCGTACAAAAGTTTACTGCGCCAGCCTGTATAGACATTAAGGCTGGAATTCACCATGTAATTGAGGCTTTAGAAGACTCTGCGTGGTTTTGTATTCATGCGACTGACGAAACGGATGTTTCCAAAGTTGATGAAGTGTTGATTAAGGAGATTTAATATGGCAGTCGGATGGGCAATGGCTGGAGGAAGTTTGCTTGGTGGCCTTATGGGCGCTGATGCGGCTAAGAGTGCGGCTAATACGCAAGCACAATCAGCACAACAAGCGTTGGATTTCCAAAAGCAACAATTTAACACTATTCAACAACAAGGCGCAGTAGGTCGTGCCGCTGGCTATGGTGCGTTAAATCAATTAGGCGCTTTGGGTTCTGGTACTTATGGAATGTACGATGCTCAAGGTAACCCTACTGGTACTGGCACAGGTACAGGTTATTTAACCAAACAATTTAGCCCAGAAGACTTTGCCGCAGGTATTGACCCAGGCTACGCTTTCCGTAAGCAACAAGGCGAAGAAGCTACTAATCGATTGGCTAACGCTGGTGGCGGCATGATTAGCGGCAATGCATTAACTGGGCTTGCAAACTATTCGCAAGGATTGGCAAGCGGAGAGTATGGAAATGCTTTTAATCGCTTCCAAACACAACGCACAAACATCTATAACACTTTGGCGGGTATAGCTGGATTAGGCCAGCAAGCAGTTAATACAAGTGCTAACGCAGGGGCACAAGCCGCTGGTACTGTTGGTAACACAATTCAAGGAATTGGCGCAGCACAGGCTGGAGGCACAGTAGGCGCGGCTAACGCAATTACTGGCGGTTTACAAAACGCAGGTAATCAATACTATTTGTCGCAATTATTGGCAAGTAAAAATCCTAACCAGTCTAATGTCAATTATGGTGGCGGGAATTATGGTGGCACTTCAACTGGCACATTTTTGGATGAATAAGGAATAATCATGGCAGACCCAGTAGCACTAGGAATTAAACCACCGCAGCCAATGTCTCTTGGAGATATGCTTAACATCGCCCGTGGCGCACAGGCTTATCAGCAAGCAGAAGAAGCTAATCCTTTAGCATTGCAAAAAGCGCGGATGGAAATTGAACAAGCGCAAAAAACTAATCCTTTGGCTGTGCGTGAAAAAGCGGCGCAAGCAACGACAGCAGAAACTGGTTCAGAAAAATCACAAGCTGAATTAAATAAATATTATGCAAACCAATCTAGCGAAGTTTATGGTGGTTTGTTGACTGATAAAGATTTTGACCCTCAAGCGCCCAACATAGAGGGGATGAGAACCAAATTACAAGAAGCCCATGATTATTTAGTAAATGTTAGAAAAGTGCCAGAACACGCAAGTAAACAAAACGAAGCAATGTTGAAGCACCTTGAAAAGCATGGAGAAGTTGGTGCAAAAAGAGTAATCCAAAGTATTGCTAATGGCGTACAACAGTCTGGCACTGCTACTGAACAATTTGCACAGGCTAACAGAGCGCCTACTGCCGTGTCTACTGGTTCATCAACCTTGCTTTATCCATCTTCAGCATATCAGAAGAACCAACCAGTTGCAGAATTTCAGCAACAACTCGGGCCAAATCAAATATACGAAGCAACTGGTAGGGTTGACGCAAACAACGAACCTACTGCTTATATCAAAGATAAATCTGGTCGTATTCTTGGTGAAGTTGCAATTCCCGCTGGTGTTCAAGCAAACAATGTTGTGGGCAAAGCGCCAAACAGATTGCCAGCTTTTGAAAATACAGAAACAGTAGCAAAAGCAAGAGCGCAACAGTTAGCAATACAAAATGCCGCATCTACTGTACAAACATCGCAATTCAACAATAACAAAATTATTCAGCTTGCTGACAAAGCTTTAGTTGGCGCTGGTGCTGAAACGCTAAGTAAATTAGGTGGTGGTTATGCCGCTTTGCCGTTTACTTCTGATGCAACACAAAACAGACAAATTTTGGGTCATCAATTGGCGTTAGAAACAGCAAATCTATCTAACTCTGCTGGTCTAAGCGGTACAGATGCGGCTAGAGGATTAGCTGAGAAAATGTCTGGTAATACTGAATGGACGCCAGAAGCCATTAAACAAACAGCGCGTATGAATCGTGCGTTGTCAACTGGCACAGATATGCTTAACAGAGGCATAACCGCGGCTGTTCAGAAAGCTGGTAACAATCCTATTGCGGCTAGAGAATTTCAAAACAAATGGGCTTCACAAGAACAATTGTTGCCTACTTTGCAATTTGTAGACGCATTGCGTAATGCTAAAGATGACCCTATTGGTGCTAAAGCAATGATTGACTCTGTTGGTGGCTATGGTTCTAAAGGCTACAAAGATATGTTGCAACGCGCTGGTGGTTTAAATGACTTAATTACGAAAGGCCAGTAATGTCTGGATTTTCTATTGAAGAATTAGATGCAATAGCGCGTGGCGTTGGCGGTGCGCCTGCGCCTAGAAAAAACAAAGCAGAATTGCCACAGCCAACTGATGAAGATTTAAATAAGGCACGAAGAACAAAAGTTCTTAATCCTCAATTACAACCAGATACTGAACCAACAGCAACTGCACCAGAGTCTGATTTTTCATTTGATATGAAGAATCTTGACAAGCAAGCGTATCAAATTGCCTCTGGCAAGATTGAAACACCAAAAACAGAAACATCTTCAATAGCCAAATTTGGTCAAGGCGTTGCGGCTTTGGGTGATGTTACTTTGGGCGGTGTATTGCCTAGCATTGTTGGAACTGTCTCATATCCTGTTGCGAGAGCAATTTATGGCACACAAATGTCTCCTCAAAAAGCAGAGGAAAAAGCAAAAGAAATACAACAAGGTTTAGTTGGCGCAATAGACAAACCATTTGGCAAAACGTTTGGCGTTACTGAAACTGCTGGATATAAAGGCGAAGCAACTAATCAGTTGTTGAACTTTATTGGAGAAAACGCGTCTAAAGGTGTTGATTGGATTTCTAAATTTACGGGCGTTCCAAAGGGTGACATAGAAAGTTACATGAACACTTTGGGTATTGCTGTTGCGCCTGCGGCTGGCAAAGGCGTTGCAAAAGTTGGTCAAGCAGTTGGTAAAGAAATTAGTTATGTTGGCGAAGCCGCCAAAACTGCTGTAAAACCAATGCAAGAAGCGTTTGAAAAAGCAAAAGAAAAATTGCCAACTGTGCGCGTAGAAAAAGCCCCAGACACAATGAAGGGCATGGGCGCGGCAGAAGTGGATGCGGCACGATTACGCCAAGAGCGTGGCAATGAATTGCTTGTTCCTATGGGAGAAGATTTAACTAAAAGCCAAATTACCCGTAACCCATCAGATGTTACTTTTGAGCGTGAAACAGCCAAAAGCCCAGAATTTGGCGCACCTTTGCAAGAAAAATATGCTTTGCAAAACAAAAAATTGCAACAGAACTTACAAGCGGAAGTTGACCAAACAGGCGCTCAAATGGTTGGTATGGACGCACCTGAGTTTGGCAAAGTGTTGTCACAAACTTTTGACACATATCGCCAAGCAAGGAAATCTGAAGTTTCTAACGCTTATAAAGCCGCACAAGAGGCTGGCGAAACTGCACAACCAGTCACATACAAATCTATTACAGATTTAATTGCTAAAGAAACACAAAACAGACCAACAAAGAAAGCGCAAAATCCGCTTTACTCTATTGTTGAAGAAGAACTTAAGGCAAACGACCCTAACGGCACAGGCATGATTAGCGTTAACGCAATGGAGGACATTCGCAAGTTAATCAATGAAGAAGCAGACCCGTCTAAAAAAGGTACTGTGCGTCTTGCTAAACAATTAAAAGAACAAATAGACGCTTCAACTGAAAATGCTGGCGGTGATTTATACAAAGAAGCAAGAGCAAAGAATAGAGCGTTTGAATCTGAATTTGAAGACCAAACAATTATTCGTGACATTAACAGATTAAAAAGAGGCACAAGCGATAGAGTAGTGCCATTAGAAAATCTTGCCGATAAACTTGTGTTCAAGGGTACGGGCGCTGATGTTAAAGCCGTTTTTGCTACTTTAGAAAAGATGGGACCTGAAGGTCAACAAATAGCAAATGAATTGCGAGGTTATGCGGCAGACAAAATTCGCCAAGAGGCAACAAAAAATACTGCTAGAGACAAAAACGGCAATCCTTATGTTTCAACAGCAGAACTTGATAAACAAATCAAGGCGTTAGATAAAAGCGGTAAATTAGACTTTTTATTTGGCCCAAAACAAGCAGAACGATACAGAACTCTTAATGAGTTTACAAAAGATTTACAGACTGTCCCCAAAGATACTGTAAACACAAGTGGAACAACATCAACAATGCTTGCGGCTTTGGCTGAAATGGGTGCTCAAGAATTGATAACTGGTCATGCAATTCCAGGTCTTAGCATTGCCAAGTTTGTTCATGGAAAATACAAAACAAACCAAAAAATTAAAAAAGTTGAGGAATATGCAAACCCTAAAGGAACTAAACTTTCTGACATTGCTCGCATAGAACTTAAAAACATGGCACAACCAGATTAAGGACACACATGGCAGTCAATCTCTCCCCCATCGGTAACGGCTTTCAGTTCTTTACCACCACAGGCATACCGTTAGCAGGCGGGTATCTATATACCTACCAAGCAGGTTCTACAACGCCTTTAACGACCTATACGGACAACGGTGGCACTATTGCTAACACTAACCCCATCCAGCTAGGCACAGACGGCAGACCGCCTGCGGAAATCTGGCTTACCTATGGCATTAACTGTAAGTTTGTTTTAGCTGATTCAAGCAACGCTGTAATCCAGACTTACGACAATATTTACGGCATTATTGGTGTACAAAGTAGTAGCGGCACTACCATACCTGCTGGCTTGATTACTATGTGGTCTGGCTCAATTGGTTCTATCCCGTCTGGATGGAATTTGTGCGATGGTTCTAACGGAACGCCTAATCTGACGGATAGATTTATTGTCGGTGCTGGTTCGGCTTATGCGGTAAACCAAACGGGTGGTGCTACCTCGGTGACGCTGACCACTAATAATTTACCAGCTCACACGCATACGGCTACTTCTGTGGTTACTGACGCTGGCCATACCCACGCTGTCACACCGTCTAATAACCTTGTGGTTAATGTTAGTGGTGGTGGCGGTAGTTACTTGGGTAGCGGTGCTAATTCAGCGTCTGCGGTCACTGTTAACACAGCAACAACGGGTATTACTGTTGCGACTACCAACGCCTCTACTGGTTCTGGTACATCGTTCTCTATAACTCCTTACTACTATGCTCTTGCATACATCATGAAATTATGACAACCATAGATGAAACAGAAGCGCGTCTAGCCACGCACGAAGAGGTTTGCGCTATGCGCTACGAGCAAATCAATGCTCGATTAAAGCGCTTAGAGCAGATAATCATTAACGGCTGTGGTGTGTTATTGGTAGGCATGGGCGGTGTCATATTGACTTTTGTAATGCACAAGTGATGTGGAACCGACCATTATTTTTGCGGCTTGCAAGTTAGCCTATGAGGGTATCAAGTCGGCAGTTGAAGTTTATCAAGACGTCAAGAAGACAGGCGGTGAGGTTGCGGGTATTGCTGGCGAGGTCGGTGGGTTACTCTCGCAATTCTTTCACGGTCAAGACCAGCTAGAAGAAGAACACAAAAAGAAGCAGGAAGAGACTAAGGAATTAGCTAAACAGGGTAAAGCCAAGAATGTAACGATACAAGCCATCAACAATGTAATGCACGTCAGACAAGTAAGACAGTATTACAAAGACTTGGAAAACATGGTTAGATATGAGTTGGGTATGCCTGACTTGTGGGTAGAAATAAAAGAAGAGCGAGACAGGTTAATCAGCGAAGCAAAGCAAATAGAACTATTACAAAAACAGGCTGAACGACAAGCGGAATTAAAGAGACAAGAGCGGATAAGACGAATAAAGGAGAAAGTCCATGTATACATTGCTAGTGCAATTGCTGTGCTTTATGTGTTTAGTTTTATTTGGTTTTTGACTTGGGTTATAGAATATGACAGGGAGTGGCGGTGGGGATACTAATTTATGAAGCTGGAGTAGTAATTGCCGCCACATTGTTAATGGCTGTTATTAGTGTTGGTGCGGCTTGGTTTGTAAAAGAACACGATAAACGCGCTGAGTACTATAAAAAACAGGCTGAAATTTGTTGGAGAAATCATGAATGAATTGTTTAACTTACTCAAAGGCGTGGCCCCTGCATTGGCGACTGCTGTGGCAGGCCCTCTGGGTGGTGCTGCTGTTACCGCTTTGGCTTCTAAGTTTGGTGTTTCTGATAGTGTTGCAGAAGTTGCTAAGGCTATCTCTGGTGACCCTCAAGCTGCACAAAAACTAGCAGAGTTGGAATTAGAGTATGCCAAGCTAGATGCGGCAGACCGTGACTCAGCAAGAAAGACTGAAGTTGCGTTGGCCACAAACGAGCAAACACCTTTGCTAAACAAGTCGGTAACGCCTATTCTGGCCATTATTGTGGTGATTGCATGGGGCTTGATTCAGTATCACTTGCTGACGCACATAGTCCCAGACCAAATGCGTGAAATCATTATTCGGGTGCTAGGCACGTTAGACGGTGCTTTAGTTATGGTTTTATCTTATTATTTTGGCGCTAGTCACAAACACTAATATGCAACTCACACCACACTTTACTCTTGAAGAACTAACTGCGACTCAGCATCGTGAGTTTGACAATACGCCTAACAGCACAGAGATAAACAATTTAAAGCGTGTTGCTGAACTGCTAGAGGAAGTTAAATTGTTGCTAGACGGCAAGCCTGTTATGGTTAACTCTGCGTTTCGGTCAAAAGCTGTAAACGATGCTGTGGGTTCAAAAGACACATCACAGCACAGAGTTGGTTGTGCGGCTGATATTCGTGTGCCAGGTCTTTCGCCTGACCAAGTAGTCCAAGCTATTATGAATTCGCAAATAGGCTATGACCAGCTTATCAGAGAGTTTGATTCTTGGACGCATATCTCTGTTCCAAACGAACCGTCTGGCAAACCAAGAAAGCAAGTATTGATTATTGATAAAACTGGAACAAGAGCATATTCATAAATGTTTCATGTTGTCAGCGTTTAATACGCACCATGAAAATCCACCGCGTTAATACTCGCAACCCGACAGTTATTGAGCGATTGTCGGTACTTCATAAAAAGTGCCTTCCTTATGATAAAACTTTTGATTTTTCTCAGGGATATTGGTGGATTGCTACTAAGGATGGTGTGGATTGTGGTTTCGCAGGTCTTATATATTCTGCTTGGTGGTCTGATTGCGGTTACCTTATACGGTGCGGCGTTTTACCTGATATGCGTGGACAGGGATTACAGAAAAAGTTTATTCGGGTCAGAATCAGACAAGCAAAGGCTCTTGGATTAAGGTGGTTAATTACCAGTACTTTTGACAATCCAGCATCGGCTAACTCTCTTATCTCATGTGGTTTCAAAATGTTTAACCCGTCTAAACCTTGGATGGCTAAACATACTTCCTATTGGCGTCTTAAACTGGGGCAATCATGACTCAACAATCAAAGTTATCTGACGAGGAATTTATTGAATTGTGGCGAACGCATGGTTCTCCCACTACCATTGCTAATATATGTGGCGGTAACTTTAGAACGGTTCAAAGGCGTAGGGAAACACTAGAAAGAAGATACGGAATAACGCTAGAGACTAAGAATCCACATGGTCAACCAAAACGCTTGGCTACAACCGCCTATGAGCGTAAGCAACTGGGTATTCTTAACGGCACAGTTATTGTCTTTTCAGACGCACACTTTTGGCCTGGCATCCGCACCACAGCATTTGACGGCCTTTTGTGGGCTATCAAGGAATTTAAACCCGCTGCTGTGGTATGTAACGGGGATGCGCTAGACGGCGCTAACATCAGCCGCCACCCACCCGCAGGGATTGGCCCTAAAACACCGTCTGTCATTGAGGAACTTAAAGCCTGTAAAGAAGCGCTTGGGGAAGTCGAAGAAACGGCCAAGGAAGCCCGTCATAACGTAAAGCTAGTCTATACATGGGGAAACCACGATGCGCGCTTTAACGCCCGTTTAGCGGCTAACGCGCCCCAGTTTGCCGAGACTTTTGGCTTCAAGCTGGAAGACCATTTCCCTACTTGGGAATTCTGCATGACCTGCTGGGCAACAGACGATGTAATAATAAAGCATCGGTATAAGGGCGGTGTTCATGCTACACACAATAACACCGTTGGCGCAGGTAAAACTATTGTTACTGGCCATTTGCACAGTTTAAAAGTAACGCCTTACTCTGACTATAACGGCAACCGTTTTGGAGTTGACACGGGTACACTTGCTGAACCGTATGGCCCACAATTTAGCTACGGCGAGGACAACCCTTTAAACCATAGGTCTGGTTTCGCAATTCTGACATTTAAGGATGGGAAACTTTTATGGCCTGAGTTAGTCCATAAGTGGGCAGACGGGCAAGTTGAGTTCAGAGGTCAAATCATCAATGTTTAAAGGATTTATATGTACAAGCTAGAAATTGAATTGGGATGGGAAGAAGTTGTGACTATTGAATCACGCGACTTCAACAAAATTGCTATTTTGCAAGAGTTTATTGCAGAGCAAGAAGAGTGCGACTGGTCTGAAGACGAAGACATGATTTTCACAGATGAAGACGGTGTTAGTTACGTCTATGACGAAGAACTTGACGAGTGGGTCGAAGTTGAAGAAGACGGTCAGGAATAAATAAGCGGCATAACGTCTGCCACGATTTCTTGAATACAGATTAAGGTCTGGTCCATAGGTACATCGTGCTTACGTTGTGAGCGTAGATATTCGTTGACCTCACTAAGGGCTATCCACGCATCGGCTGCATGGATGGCTCTTTTTGCATCTTCTATGTTGTCAAACTCTAGAGTGACTTTCATTCTTCTACGCTCATAACAAGTACGGCTACGACAATCCCCACGCCTATGACTGCGCCAGTACAAAGCAAGGCAAATAGGGTCAGTATGCTATTTAGGGCTTCCATTGTTTTTACTCCTTAATGTCGTAGGCGGCTATTGCCTTTGTTGCTCTTGCGTCCCAATCCTTCACAAGATTGCGTGACGATGATGCACGAATGATTTTTCTCGCTTCTTTTAAAAGAACAATCAATTCATCCGAAGAATCTTTAAGTCCGTCTTCATAGCCTTCGTTATAGGCTCTAGTCCATTCTCTTGACGCATCCATGTCTTACTCCTTAATGCCGTGGGCGGCTTGCTTTAGTTGTGGTGGTGTGCAGGTGTGAATGTCCCAATCGTTTTTGCCAAACCGTTTACCACAGCGTTCGCAGAAGTTGGCTTGCTCTTGATTGGCTAATGCGGCTTCTAATTCTTTTATAACAACATAGCGTGAATTGTCATCGTATTTGTTTGCGGTTATTTCTTCTGGTTGTTTTTCAATCCACTCTAATGCCAGCTTTATTGCTTCTTTACTCATTTGTTTCCTTTTACGCCACAGACTCATAGCATGGCAGCGTGAATACGCGCTAGTTGTTCGTTGCGTTTGCGAAGTTGTATTTCATACTCAAACAGTAGCTTTTGCAATTCAGCAATTTCTTGCTTTAAATGCTCTGCTTCTGTTTGATAACGGATAGCTGTGATGGCCAAGTTATCTTCAAATTCGAGGTCATCAAATGCGGCTTCTAGTTTCGGATTCATCTTGGCCACCTTTGTTTAAAACGGTACGTCTGAGGTTTCTTTTGGCGGGTTCATGTACGCCCAGCCTGACCAGCCACCTTCTACGATAGGCATACAGTCAAACTTGAGCATAGGCCCGTTTTTGGTTTCTATTACCGAACCAATGCGTTGATAACGATTCTTTTCAGCACCGTCTTTGTTGGTGTATTTGCCAGTTATTACGCTGACTTCATATTGTGTTTTAGACATATTTTTCCTTTAGTTTTGCTACTTTGCTATCCAACTCCGCTAGGAACTGGGTAACTTCTTTCTCCAGCATTGATGCGTACTCAGGGTCGAATTCGACTTTTTGAATAAACAACTGAAGATTCTCTGGTAGGCGCGGGTCGTATGAAACGAAGTCTGCCCACTTAGCCCTTGTGCAAAGCATTTGCCACTGCATCTGGGTTATGTATTTAGTCGGTACTTTGCCTGACAATAATGTATCAATGTGCGTATTTGTCTGGGGACATTTCAGTTCCAAAACGCCTTCACCATTGCTTACAAGTCCGTCAGGTGATGCGCCAGCCATTTCAATCGTTGGGTGATTGATAAAGCCAACTTCTTGCACAAGTAGATTTCTAGCGTTTTCGTAGGCAGACCTGGCTAACGGCTCAGTTTCAGTACCCCATTGCATAGCGGCATTGGTAAACGATTCACCTTGTTGACCAGTAAGCCGTTCACAAATAAGCTGCGCCATATAGTTATCACGGCTGGCGCTGTAACCTGTTTTAGTCTTGGCGATTACGTCAGCTACA